AGGTTTTTCTAAAGGGCTGGAAACTTTGTTTAACCAAAACCCTTGGGCTAAACCCTTTTTCCTGTTTGCTCGTACTGGTGTTAATGGTCTACAACTGACTGCTAAATATACTCCTGGTTTTAACTTTTTAGTTAAAGAGTTTAATGATATTGCACGTGCAACAGTTAAAGAAGTTGAAGCTGGAAACTTAACTAAGTACGGTATTAGCACTTTTGAAGAGCTGCAAAATGCCAAAGCTCTACAGCGTGGCCGTCTTGCCATGGGTTCTTCAGTTATCACTATGGCCTCCATGATGTGGATGTCAGGCAACATGACTGGCGACGGTCCGACTGACCGACAAATGCGTCAGTCTTGGATCGACGCTGGATGGAAACCTAGAACCTTTACTCTTGGCGAAGTTGAGATCGGCTACGAAGCTTTTGAACCCTTTAACCAAATCATGTCCACTGTCTCCAATATCGGAGATCACAGTCTATTGATGGGTGATGAGTGGACACAGGATCAACTCCTGAAGGTTGCCATGGTTGTTGGACAGAGTGCTGCAAGTAAAAGTTATTTAACTGGCCTACAACAATTTGTTGATTTGTTCTCTGGTCAGCCTGGTCAACACAATCGTATTATTGCAAGTTTGATGAATAATACCTTACCATTGTCTTCACTAAGAAACGAAATTGGTAAGCTTTTTACTCCTCATATGCGTGAGCTAGATACAGGAATTGTTGACTCTATTCGTAATCGTAACTTGATTTCAGAAAAGCTCAGCGATGAGCCTTTGCCGATTAAGTACGACATGTTAAATGGTCAACCTATACGTGATTATAATTTCATAACGAGAGCATGGAATATGTTCTCACCTATTCAATTCAATCTAGACCAGGGTCCTGGTCGTAAAATGCTGTTCCGTAGTAACTACGACGCTCGTTTGTCAGTTTATTACGCACCTGATAATACTAATCTTTCAAAACTGCCTGGTGTTAGGTCTAAGTTTATGAAAGCTATTGGTGACCAGAATCTTGAGGCTGAATTAAATCGTCTCGCTTCTGACCCTCGTATGCAAGCAAGTATTAGAAAGATGGAAAAGGACCGTAATAGCGGTAACCGTGGCTACGAACCGATGAAAGCTTACTACCACACTAAAGTTATTCAGAAGTTGTTTAATACCGCTCGTAAACGTGCATGGGCAATAATTAGCAATGAGCCTGACGTGAAAGCTGCTATTGCCAAATCACGTCAAAGTCGTATTGAAAACCGCCAAAGTCAGAAAGAATCCACATTTGGACCAATTCTAAACATACCTAAGTAATGGCAACAACACTAACAACTGAACATTCTTTTACGGGTAACGGTTCCACCACCCTTTACTCAATTACATTTACATATTTGAAAGAAGCAGATGTCAAGGTAACCCTTGATCATGTTGCTACAACTGCATATTCTTTTGCCAACGCTTCAACCATCCAGTTTAATACAGCTCCAGCCAATGGAGCCCAGATTCGTATCTATCGTGATACGGATGTAAATGCTGCTCGATTTAGTTTTTCTTCGGGTAACTCATTAAAATCTGGTGAGTTAAATGAAAACCTTGATCAACTTCTGTATGCCGATCAAGAGTTAGTTAGCGAAGAGGGGCTTTCTAATGAAAGTGTCTCAACTCCAAAGATACGTGACCTCAATGTCACGACAATCAAACTGGCTGATTTAAATGTTACTAATGCAAAGCTTGCTGATAATGCTGTTGCCTTACGTAACATGCAGGATAACTCTGTAGATACACCAGAGATTGTCGATGCAGCCGTAGTTAACTCTAAGCTTGCTACTGATTCAGTCAGTCTCGCCAAGATGCAAGACAACTCTGTAGACACTCCAGAGCTTGTCAATCTTTCGGTACACACAAGCAAGATTAATACTTACGCTGTTATTAACTCTAAGCTTGCAACTGATTCTGTATCCACAATCAAGGTTCAGGATGATGCTATTACTGAACCTAAGCTTGGACCTAATTCAGTAACCAACCGTCAGATTGCTGATGGTTCTATTAGTGGTGCAAAGATCACTGATAATACTCTTGATCTTCAGAAGGTTATTGCTGGTGATGTAAGAACTCTTGCAGAACAAAACACTGCACCGAATGCAGCAGGTTCTGATGATGAGATTGGTACTACCTCAGCTAATGACAAGAGGTACGACATCATCTATCAAAGCGGCACCCCCAGTGCTACTGACTTTGTTACGGGAAAGCTTTGGTATGACCACGCTAATGATCAAACCTTGTATGTATGGGATGGTTCTAACTGGTTAGGTATCTCATCTGGTGGTACGTTCGTTACCCAACCTACAGTTATCTGGGTTGACTCAGTTAACGGTTTAGATACCAACGATGGTCACCGCGTTATTGATGCGATGAAGACCATTAAAGCTGCTGTAACTAGTGCTGATCATGGTGACATCGTTCTTGTTGCTCCCGGTATCTATCGTGAGATAGCTCCTATCGATGTTACGGTTAATAACCTGTCTATTGTTGGACAATCACTACGTAGTTGTTTTGTACACCCCACACCTGCTACAGAACTGAACTCTTTGTTCCGTGTTAACAGCGGTACACAGATTCAGAACTTCTCCTTTGGAGGATTGAAGGCTAGTGGTACACGTGGTGGTCACGCTATTGATAGTGACAACACCTATGGTCTCCCTACAAACCAAGCATTTGTAGCCGAGTTCTATCCTAATGCTGTTATCTATAAGTCCCCGTACATCCAAAACTGTACGAACTTTGCTGACTCTGGTATTTTCAACCATACTCAAGCTGAGTACAACGCCAACAACGCTCTTGGTGGGTTCTTTGATCCCAATAACGTAACTCAAGGTGGTTTTGGTGGTGACCTAACTTCTGGTCCTACTGGTGGTGGCCTGTTGGTTAACGGTGCTGCAGTGTCTAGTAACTCACCATTGCGTTCAATGGTTGTGGATTCGTTCACGCAGGTGACCTTGGATGGTCCAGGTATTCTTTGCTGCAACAATGGTTATGCACAGCTCGTATCTTTCTTTGGTACGTTCTGTCATTACCACGCTAAAGCATTAAATGGTGGTCAACTAAACCTTAGTAACTGTACGACTGACTACGGTCGGTATGGATTGATTGCTGATGGTAAGTCTCCTACACCTAACTTCACTGCTCCAGTAAGTACAAACGCTTCTGCTGGTGACATTACATTTACTATCGGTGCTCAAACTGCAGGTACTGGATGGTATGGCTCTGCTACACGTCCACAAGACAACATGTCTGTGACGATTGGATCTAATACATACCCAGTTAAGTCTGCTGTAGCTAACGGTAGTGGTTGGGATGTCACGATTGAGAATCCAAACCCAGCTGCACTTGCTACTAACCTGGGTTTAATTGCTGGACTTACTGCTGGTGATGTAGCTAGCTTCTTTAACAGGTCGTATATCTCTACTGGTGGTCATACGTTTGAGTATGTAGGTGCTGGTACTGACTACAGAGCAGCTCCTGAGAATGGTGGTGTACCTATTGAAGCCAATCAGGTTAAGAACCTGAATAACGGTAAGGTATTCCAATCAAGTACTGACCATAACGGTAAGTTTAAAGTTGGTGATACGTTTACTGTTGACCAACGTACAGGTGAAGTAAATATTAGTCTTGATGCTTATCGTCCTGAACTCGTCAATGATCTAAGTCCCCAACTTGGTGGTAATTTAGATGTTAATGGCAAGAATATTACAGGCACAGTCAAGCTTAATAATCTTACTTATCCATCTGCTGACGGTGCTACTGATCAAGTCTTGAAGACTGACGGTAGTGGCAACCTTGCTTTTATTGGTATTAACCAGTTGTCAGGGGCTGGGTTGCAAAATCTCACCGATGACTCCACACCACAATTAGGTGGCAACCTTGATGTTGTTACTTATGACATTGTATCTACTAGTAACCGTGATATTGACCTTGATCCCAATGGATCAGGCTCTGTCGTTGTTAAGGGTAATGCTACACGTGGTTCTGGAAACATCACTCTTAACTGTGAAAATAACTCCCATGGTGTCAAGTTAAAAGGACCTGCACACAGTGCTGGTGCCAACTACACGATGACACTGCCTACAGCTCTGCCATCTAGTACTGGTCAAGCTTTAACTAGTGATACAAATGGCAACCTTAGTTACTTCAATCCGGTTGCAGATGGCTCTGTTACAACAGCTAAGATTGCAGATAACGCTGTAACTGGTGACAAGCTAGCCGATGACATTGTAATTGCTGGCAACCTTACGGTCAACGGAACTACTACAACAGTCAACAGCACAACACTAACTGTTGACGATAAAAATATTGAACTTGGTAGTGTATCGACTCCTTCTGACACAACGGCAGATGGTGGTGGTATTACTATTAAAGGTGCTACTGATAAGACCCTTACCTGGGAAAACTCCACAAGTTCTTGGACATTTAACCAGCCTGTTGTAGTTTCACCTGGCGGAACAGAGCGACTCCGTGTTGGTCCTGCTGGTCAAGTAGGTATTGCTGGTGCTAACTACGGCACAACTGGTCAGGTTTTAACAAGTGGTGGTGCTTCTGCTTCTCCAACCTGGGGTGATGTTGGTGGTAGTCCTTCGTTTGAAGCTACTGCGTCTGGAGCACTTACTGACGGTGCGGCTGTAGTAATCAATGTAGATGGCACAGTTTCAACTATTACTGGTAGTGGTTCTGGTGCTACTTTAAGTACTGACTATGGCGCTAATAGTGATGAATCCAACCAAATTGCTGCTTGTTACGACGAAGCTAATAATAAAGTTGTTATGGTATACAGGGCGGAAAATGTCAGCGGTCGTCTTCATTGTGTTGTCGGAGAAATTAATGGAACAGCTATTACTTGGGGTAGTAGATTTCAAATAGGATCAAGTTATGGAGCTGAGGATATTAGTATTGTTTACATGCCAGATGTAAGCCGTGTTTTAACTGTTTATAGGTCACAGCAATTCAACCAAATGCTTTACCAAATTGGACAGACAAGTGGTTCAGGATCCTCTTCTACTGCTACTTTTACTAGCCCTACCAACTTTGGCAGTAATGCTATTGGAGGTGAAGCTATTAGAACGACTTACGATACTACCGCAAATAAAGTTGTATTAGTTTACTGTACAGGCTCTGGATCTACTGGCAGTGAGGGTAAAATCCGAGCTGGTACTCCAGGCACAAGTTCAATTACTTGGGGATCAGAACATACTTATAGTACTGGAAGTACTAATCATCATCAGGATGTAGAGTTTGATCCAAGTTCAGATAGGGTTTTCATTGCTTATAAAGATGCAAGTGATAGTCAACGAGGTAAATGTCGAATAGCACTGGTTCAGCCTACTAATGCTATTGCTTTTGGTAGTGAAACTCAATTTACAGTTGGTACTGATTCAGCAAATAAACCTCGTATTGCTTATAATTCAACCAATAACAAGATGGCTATACTTTATTTAGATATGAATCAGGTCAATAGCTCAAATCCAAAAGCACATGTTACATTTATATCAATTCATCCTACAAGTAAGCTTATTACCGTTGGTAATACATTTAATTTAGATGACAACATTCGACCTGGTGACGATGACCATGACTTTATTTATAGCCCTAATGGGGATAGATATATCTGGAATTTTTATGATAGATCCAATAGTTATTATGGTACATATTATTCATTTAGAGAAGGTGCCGCTGGACTTGACTTAGATACTAAAGTTGCTTATCAATCTAACAGCATTTCCGAACCTATAAGTGTTTACGACCCTGATACTCAAAATACAATTTTTTTATTTAGAGATAATACTAGCTATTTTAAAGAGGGAAAGGGTAAAGTTGCTAAACCAAATACGATTGTTACAAATCTGCAGTCAAACAATTTTATTGGTATGTCTGCCGCTGCTTATTCTAATGGTCAGACAGCCACGATTCAATTAGCCAGTTCTGTTGACGATGCTCAGTCTGGTTTGACTCCAGGTGTTCTTTACTACCTAAATCAAAACAACGGATCGTTACAAACAACCCCTGATCTTATTTCTTCGCTTGCAGGTGTCGCCGTTGCAGCCACCAAACTACTTATCAAATAACTATTATGATCACTCTTATCCGTCCAATCCTGTTCACTTTTATCCAATCTCCAAAGGTTAAACGATTGATTGTTGACCTGCTGCGGAAGTTGGCTACTACAACAGAAAACACCGTAGATGATAAAGCAGTTGACTTTATCGAACGGGGCTTATTCAGTGCTGAGTAATGGAGTGGGTAGAGCCACCTAAACTACCCTCTTTATTCCTCCCTAACGCGCCTAATTTACCCATACCTATACTAGAGGTACCAACAGCAGATGTGCCGTCTTACAGGCCGCTAGTGGTGCCTCCCAACACTCTTAGGCCACCTCCAGGGATAGAGGGTATTAACTCTGATCCTTCTCCGGAAGCAGATGAAGAGACTCCCACAGCACAACAAGCAACCCCTTCGGTTACTCCACCTGAAGCTCAGATCGTAGAGATTCCATTTACGGAAATTGAATTTCCAATGCCTAGCACTACGATCATGACTACAGCAGCTACTACAGCATTTATTTCTGTAGGTGCCACCCTTGCTGCTACATCACTATTTAAATACTTAGTGATGCTTATGAAACCCATATTTAAGCAAGCATGGAACAAATTACAAAAAAAGAAGACCCCAACGAAACGCCCAAAAACTTCCTAGCTAAGGTAAAAGAAAATACGGAAGACGAGCTTCAGATTATAGGTACATTTGTACGTCTAGGAGTTGTGGTGTGGAGTGGTTTTATCATCACTTTAAACTATGTAGAATTACCTATGTTTAAAAAAAGTGCTGGTGGTGACATCACTTTCCCTGCTTCTATATTTACAGGTGCACTAGCGACATTTGGTTTATCCACATCTAACAATAAATCCAACAGTAAACCCTCTGATCCTAAAAAGAAAGAAGAATGAAACGCTTACTCGTCCTTTTAATGTTAGCTAGCCCAGCTACAGCACAGGTAACTCCTAATTTCACGCAAGGTTCAATGCAGTCAACTACAACTACCACCATTGATATTGACCGAACCATTGCTACAAACGTTTACGGTGGTGATTATTCATCATGGTCTGGAACAAATATTCAAGCCAGTGGAGACAATATCGCAGCCACTGGAACCAAATTCACTTTAAAAACCCCTGGCGATCAATTTCAACTGGAGATCGTAACCAGGACTGCAGGCAAGATTCAAGACAGCCTCGTAACAGAAACCATCGAACAGGCTTCTACTACTACTTCCTTATCGGTCTTCTCTCAGTAGGTCCTGCTTACGCAAACGTAGAACCAACAGTTAAAAATACATCATCTCCGGTTGCTGCGGCAACAGGCAATGTTACCAATCAAGCGGTGCAATTCCAGAATAATGGTGCACCGTCTCGTCAATACTTTGCAGGTAATAATAGTTGCAATGGAACTACCATGCAGTTCTCGCCCTTTTATATGGGCAACGATACTATTCCTTACGATAGTGAAGGGTATGTACGCAGCAATAACTACGGCGTACAGTTGAACTTCTCCGTACCACTAGATGGTGGCATGGTAGAAACCTGTAAAGGTATAGCTCGTAAACACGAGCAGAAAATGAGGCTTGATTACGAGCTTGTACGTGCTCTTAAATGTACAGAAATTATGAAAGATGGGTTTACCTTTAGACCCGGCAGTCGTGTCGAAATGATTTGCCACGACATCGTACCAATCGTATCATTAAATGATAGAAGCGATAGTAACTCTCTCGATAGCAGTAGTAGCAGCGGGAGCAACACTGAACAATCGACTACACCAAAGAATTAACAACGTACATGATCGCATTAGTGGTCTTGATCGTCGTATTGACGGCGTAGAACTGACGGTTGCTCAGGACTACGTTTCTAAAACAGAACTCAAGTCTATGATCGACCGTATGGAAGATCACATGATACGTATCGAAGGCAAACTAGATCAAATAGTACTAAGAAATGGCAGCTAAAAAAGCTACAGAAGATCATTTTAATGAGCTTCATAACCTTGTGACGAAAGAGTTTCTAGCACGTGTCAAATCGGGCGAAGCAACTACACAAGACCTAAAAGCAGCCTGTGATTGGCTTAAAACTAATGACATCAGCGGTGTTGCTTATGACGGTAACCCCTTATCCAAACTCGCTCAGATCATGCCTGAGATTGACCCTGAACTAGTACAGAAAAGACTTTATGGCTCATCAGTCCGGTAAATCCACAGCACACTATGCCGCTAACCGTAGATCTTTAAATATCAAACGTGCTTACCAGCGTAAATACAATAAAAAACCTAAGGAAGTTAAACGCAGAGTAGATCTCAAACGTATTAACAGACTGAAAGGTACATACGGTAACGGTGACGGTAAAGATGTCTCTCACAAAAAAGGGGGAGGGACATTTATGGAAAAAGCTTCCAAAAATCGAGCACGTAACCGTAGCAAAGCATGACCCCCTTACTTCCCACTCCTGATCACTATCTTTACAACCTAATAACCATGACATCCTCTGAAGCCAAGCGCCTTTGGAGGCGCAGTATTAAAGAACATTTTGGCTGCACTTGTGTTTATTGCGGAGAGACTTATGAATTACACGAACTTACTTTGGACCATGTACATCCTCGTTCTCTTGGGGGCGAAGATGTCAATACGAATGTCGTACCAGCATGTACCAGATGTAATCAGGATAAAGGAAG